GAAATTACTAATAAATGGACTATTTTAGAAAAGAAGCAAAAAGAAGATGATTCTATGTCTGCTTTAGACATGGTAGCAATAGAATTATCTTATATTTACTCTAAGGATAAAGATTGGTTTTTAGAAAACTTTGATTTTGGAACTTTGAATGATATACTTACTTATGTTGCACAAACGATTGGAGGCCTTAAAAAAAAGTCGAAGAAGCAGAAACAATCTTAACTTTAGTTAGGGAAGATATATCTCTTGACGGTGCAATCTTTTTAATTCAAGAATATGAAGACGAATTATATTGGTTTGCCGAAAAACTTATTAAGGAAACTGAAAAAAGGAAAATAATAAACCAACTTGATCAAGCTGATTTATTAGGAATAATTCAAGGAGTTGGACATAAGAAAGGTAATTTAAATTTTACTAAATGGAGGAGAAAAAAAGTATTAAGGATTAATGAAATAGATGATGAACTTAATGAAGATAAACTAACTATATTTGAGCGATTAACAAAAAGGAAGGAACCTAAGACTTTATTCGATAGTTTGATTTACAGATATAAGAGGAAATAAATGGCTTTTAAAGCTGGTGCTATTTACGGTGAAGCAAAACTCGACACTAAGAAATGGGATAAAGGATTAAAGCACATTTCTAAAGGTGCTGCTATCGCCGGTGCTGCTATTGGTGCAGCATTTGTTGCTGGTATGGTAATAGCAACAAAAAAAGCTGACGAATTTCAAAAAGAAATGATGAACGTATCTACTTTGGTGGATACGACTGCTGTTAATATGCGGGGACTTAGAAAAGAAGTCTTATTATTAGATCCTGCTTTAGGAGGCGCAACTGAAATAACAAAAGGTTTATATCAAGCTTTTTCTGCTGGAGCAGGTACAGCAGAAGAAGCTATGAAAATAACTACCGATTCTGCTATGTTTGCAAAAGCAGCTTTAACAGATACCTTTACTGCAGTTGATATTCTAACAACCGCAGTTAATGCATATGGTAAAGAGACCATGAATACTACGAAAGCCGCTGATCTTTTCTTTCAAACAATTAAATATGGTAAGGTAACGGGACAAGAATTGGGAGCGGCAATTGGTACGTCTATTCCTTTGTATGCTTCCGCAGGAATAAGATTAGAAGAATTAGCAGCTGGAATGGCTGCTATGACAAAGCAAGGTGTAAAGGCACAAGTTTCAACTACTCAATTAAATCAAATCGTTGTTTCATTTTTAAAACCTTCTCAGGATATGATTGCAGCTTTAGATGATATGGGATACGCAAGTGGATCTGCATTTTTAAAGGCTGAAGGATTGACTGGCGCTTTAAAATTTTTAGAAGATCAAACCAGAGGTGACGCTGCAGAAATGGCGAAATTTCTTCCTAATATAAGGGCTCTTCGTGGAGCGATGGCTCTTACTGGAGTTGGCGGTGAAGAATTCACAAGAGTATTAAAAGAAATGGAAAATGCAGCAGGCGTAACTCGAGAAGCTTTCGATAAACAAGAAAAAACATTTGCTACTTTAAAAAGTGCTATGGAGCGAATTCAAATTGTTGTAGGTGAAGTGGGTAGATTGATGGCTGTTGATTTAGCTAGAAGTTTAACAAAGGTTGCGACAGGCTTTGTGAATTTAGATAAAGGAGCTTTAAAAATTATTGCGAGTGTTTTAAAATCAACAACTGTTGTTGTTGGTTTAACTGCGGCTATAACTGCTCTTTCTGTAGCTTTTGCTTTTTTAGCTGCTAACCCTATTGTTGCCGTAATTGCAGGAGTTGCCGCTTTAACTATTGGGATAATGACTTTAATAGATGTTGGAATTGAAAAACACATAGAAGAATTATCAGAAAGATTCGGGGAATTGGCTGAAAGTACAGGAGTAGCCAAAGATGAGATGGCAAAATTTCTTAAAGGAGCAGAGTTAATAGAAGGTGCTTTAGCCAGAAATTGGGCTGCTCCTTTTGAAGATATAGCATATCAAGTTTTAGAATTATCAAAAAATACTGGATTTACTCAAGAGCAAATAGTAAAAATAGGTTTAGCTTCCGATGTTGTTAATGAATCTATGAAAACAGGATTAGGTATAATTAAAAAACAAATAGAAAGGGAACAAGAGATAGAAAAAGATTTTAGGCAAATGTTTGAATTAAGAAAAGAATCAGCTTTATTGAGAAAAGATATTGTTGGTTTAGTAGAATTAGAAAGAAGAAAACAAGAACAGATTACTGAACAACTTACAGAGCAAATACGTTTAGAAAAAGAAAGAATCAGCGGAGTTATAAAAGATAGATTATCAGCTACAGAAATATATACAAAAGCATTAGAAGAATCTACTGTAAAATTTAATTTGGGTTTTATAAGTGTAGAAGAAAATTTGCGTAATAATATTGCTGCAGCAGAAACTTTTGTAGATACTCTTGTAGCAGTTGGCTACGATGGAGCTGATGCAACTCAAATTGGGAACCAGCAACTTTTAGAGACTCTATCAATTTTAGATATTTTAAAGCTCCAATTAAGTGAGGTAGAAGGCGCATTTCAATTAAATGCAAAAGCCATAATAACGCCGGCAGAAGTTTTAGCAACTGAAAGAGAAGTGTGGGAAGAACATTGGAATAGCAAAATTGCAAAAGTTCAAACTGCTTTTAATGCTATAACTGCTATCACTTCTACTTCTTTTGGAGCGATGGCAGCAATCAGCTCTCAATATTATACAAATGAAGGAGCTGAATTAGATTTGGCTTATCAGAGTGATCTTGCAGCATTAGATTTAAAATTACAGAACGAAGTAATCACACAAGAACAATACGATATAGCAAAAGAAGAACTTGATAAACAAGCTAAAGAAAAAAAGAATGCATTAGGAAAAAAAGCATTTGAAGCTGAAAAAAGAAATAAAATACTTGGGGTATTTTCTGATGCAGCTTCTGCAATAATGGGGTGGTGGGCAGCAGCATCTAAATTAGGACCTTTTGCTGGTCCTATATTTGCATGGGGAATGAGTGCATTAACTGCAGCAATATCTAGTATTCAAATAGGATTAATTGCGAAGCAACAATTTGTTCCTGCGATGGCAGAAGGAGGAACAACATCAGGTGTTACTCGAGTTAATGAACGTGGAGGAGAAATATTAAATCTTCCTGGTGGAACAATTGTTATTCCTAATGATATTTCTCGTGAAATTGCAAGAGCCGGTGGTTCCTCAGGAACTAATATTAATATTTCTTTTGATGGAGCTGTAATAAGTAACGATATGGATTTAGATTATGTTACTGGTGTTGTAATTAAAAAGCTTGGAAGAGAAATGAGGTTATCAATATGATTGAATATGCCTTAAAAGATAAGGATGACAATTTATATAATCTGAATGATTCTGCTATAATTCAACCAGCTAAAGAAAGTTTAAGTTTAGGGGATGATGTTTTTACTTTTGAAAATAGAATTGTAGAAAATTCATCTTTGCACGGAGCTGTAAAATTGGGTAAAACAAGAATTGCTTCTCGGGAAGTATCTATAAGATTTTCAAGAGCTTTAAGTGAGGATTATTCTTTATTTAGAATAGCAGAAAATGCACTATTAACGGCTTTACTAAAAGCAGTTTATTTAGTAGACGTTACAAATTCTTTACAAGTTCCAATTGCTATAACTAAATATCCTATCAGTTACGATCCAGGTGCTTATCAAGAATCGAGCGATAATGAAATTGTTTTAACTTTATTAAGGCCGTTCTGGGAAAGCACTACTAAGGATACTGAATCGGATACTTTGAGTATTGATATTAATACATTAATAATTAATAATCAAAGTGCATTAACAGTTCCACCGATAATTACTTTTACTGCTGCTGTTGCAGTTACACAAATACAAATATATGTAGATGAAACGAAAGAAGGAATACAAATTGATGATTCTTTATTTGGTCAATCAGGATACGGAACATTAATTATTGATTGTAAAGAAGGAACAATAAAAATAGGGACTTTAGATCGTATATCTTCTGTTCTTACTGGTACAGGTTATTTTCAATTGCCTGTTGGTTCTTCTGATTTAATAATTATTCCGACTGCTGTTTGTTATATAGAAGTAGATTGGTATAAAAGGTATTATATATAATGAGTGATTTAATAGGATATTGGTCCCTTAATAAAGGCTCAGGTCTTGTCGCTCGTGATCTTTCTGGTTACAAGAATAATGGTACACTTGAAGGAACTAATCCTACTTGGGTAAATGGAATATCAGGGAAAGCAGTTAATTTCCCTGGCGTTGATGAACGAATAGATTGTTTAAATCCCTATCCATTAAATCAAATAGGTAATGGAAGTTTTTGGATTTCATTTTGGATGAAGAGTAAGGATGCTGTGCCATTGAATTATGGAACACTATTTTCCAAATATCATGACGCAAATAATTATATAATTTTGAGTTCTTATGCGACACAAAATCGTATGAGATTTACTTTCTATAAAGATGGTCCTACTTTTGCTGGTAATTTTAGTGCTTTGACAACTCCTTTTGATACTATATTTAATCATATTGTTTTAGTAGTCAATCGGGTGACGGACAGAGCTATTCTATATATGAATAAAGTTAAAGATGTTACTGAATTAGATATTAGTGCCGTTCCAGTAGACGGTTCTAATGCAAGCAACGTAGCTTGGGGAGCATTACATCAAGCAAGTAATCCCTACGAAGGTTTTGAAGATGAACTGCGAATATATTTAGGAATACCTACTCAAGCGGATATAGACTTTCTACATGACAATCCTGGTGGAGCAATTGCGAGTTATAACGTTCCTAATGGAATTCAGATTCAGTTAATATCCCCTTCTATTGAAAGATTAGCTATTCTTTCTGATACGGATTTGTCAGGTCAAATATTGAATGCTAAAATAAATGAAAAAAAGATCGGTGGCGTGGATAAATTTTCTTTTAATATTCCACGAAATGTTGATATTCCTATAACAAGAAATACTGAATGTTATTTCTATATTAATGGGGAATTATGGAAGTCTGGATATGTAAAGGAAGTACCGAAGTCCGATCAAACTGATCCCGTTCTAACAGTATGTGGTGAAGGTTTTCATAAACGACTATTAAAGAAAGTTATTAATGAAACTTATACAGCACAGACTCTGGATGCTATTATTAAAGATGTTGCAAATACTTATTTAGGGTCAGATTTAGGTATTTATTATGATGTTAGTAAAATAGATACTCCAACTATTAATAATATAACAATTGAATTCAAAGATAAAAACTTATTTGAAGTATTTGAAACATTATTAGAGATTGCTAATTATGATTACGAAAATTATAAATATAGATTCTATATAGATAATGACAAAGATTTTGTATTTGAATTAATAAGTGATAATTTTCAGACTAAATTATTTGAAGGTTATCAATATCAATTACCTGAAGTATCAGTTGATAATTCTAAGATTGTAAATAAAATATTAGCTTTTCGCACTATTAATGGCACTCCCAAAGAAGTTGAATATGTAGCTGCATATCAAGATACTGAAAGTCAAGGACAATTCGGAATATTTGAAAGAAAGATTACATTTCCAGATTATATGGATACAACAACGATTAGTAAGATATGTGCTTTTTTATTAACAAGAAAAAGTTTTCCAGAAAATAAAATAAAAATAGAAAACTATGAAGTATCGTCTGCTTTAGTGTTTGGGAAATATGGAATATTCAATAGACGAGAAAAATATTGGAGAATAATTGCAGATTGTAATACATTAAGTGGATGGGACATTCACTTGAGCAATACAACATTTGAATTATCAGAAACTCATGTATTGACTGGAAAACGTTCTTTAAAATTTACAACTGCTGCAGGTTCAGATGGAGAATATGTTGAGTATGTTCTTGATGAAGCAATTCCTTTACCACAGATTGTTAGAATATTCACTTATTTTGGAAGTATTACAATCGAATTTAGAGTTACTTTTTATGATGATTTTGGTAATGAAATAATTATAGATCCTGGTTCATCGAATCAAACATTATTAAGTAATCAGTGGATTAAATTATCAGAAGAAATTGATCAAAAAACAATTGTCGATAATATGATTGTTGATCCAAATGGAGCTACAGATGATTTTATTATCAATCTTGATGTAATGACAGAAGATGATCTTGATGTAAGATATGAAATAATGGTAGATAATATTTTGGCTGATCCAAATGGGGACACAGATGATTTGGAAGTCAATTTAAGTGCTATAGTGGATGGTAATCTTGATGTTAAATATAGGGAACAATCAGGATTGCTAGGAGTTAAGAAAGTTAGAATAACTATGTTGACCGATACAGTAGCAGTATTTTATATTGATCGAATCGATGTACTTGCAAATATCTATAATTTTTATGAATTACAATTAGAAGAAATAGAATATAATTTAGCTTCTATAGGATTATTTGCGAATATGAATTTTGGTGAAAAAGAAGATAGCATATTAGATGAAATAAAGGATCAAGTGAAAGAAGGAAATGTGGCTTTAGGGATATTTTCTAAACAATAGGAGATTAATATGGGAACAAAACTTAGTGAATTAGATGCAACTACAGTAATTGCAGCAACTGATATTTTTCACTTAAGAACATCTGGAGGAGTAGATAAAAAAATAACCGGAACAAATTTTGGAAATTCTTTTTTTATTCCAAAAGCATTTAGGGCACTTTTACAAGTTCAATTAACTGAATACACATCTTTAGTACAACCAGGAATTGCAGCAGGAGGAGTGGTTGAAATTAATGGATCAGTTTATATTAATCCTTCTGAAGTAGCTATAACTGGTGCAACCGTTAATGACACTTGGTATGATATATTACTTACTCCTTCAGGTTCTTCCTTCACGGCTTCTTTTATAGCAAGAGGAACTGGAGTTTGGTCCGATAGCAAACAAGGTTTATATAGTGGGAATAACAGAGTTGTGGCTTGTGCATATAGAATCGCAAGTGATAATTGGGTTAATAAGAATATTCTGAAAGTCATTAATCGAACTGTTAAAATTAAAATAGAAATTGGTGATTGGGATATGGTTGCTACTGCAACATTAACACTTACTCATGTTTTTATTGCAATTTTTTCAGGACTTCGCTCAGTTGCAATAACAATAAGAAATGATCAAAATACTTCAATGTATTCTTGTGCTTATGCTGGAGATATTACAGTCGAGATAGACATTCATGCCGTATTATCTTCATCAGGCATTTTAATTTATAGATTAACGGCTGGGAAATTTGATGGTGGTTCTTACGACTCAACTTCTTACAATCGTGGCTGGATAACAGTAGAATATGAAGTATAAACCTGATTTAATATGGGAAGGTTTTTATAAAGAAATTGAAATAGGAGGCGAACAATAATTATGGGAATAAAACTTGACGAATTATTAGAATCATCCGTAATGGTCGATACTGATCTCATACATATAAGAACAGTAGCCGGTCTTGATAAGAAAATATTTTTTGCTAATTTTAGAAAGAAAAGAACTATTACACTTTCAGTATTAGGACCAACAGATGACTTAGATGTAACGGGAGTAGATGTTATATTTATTGATACAACTGCAAATCATGTTACCTTAGGAGGAATGATCGGCGGGATTAATGGTCAAGTAATACATATCATTAAAGTAGTTGCGGCAAATAATGCAATTCTTGAACATAATGAAGGTACAGTAAATCAAGATATTCAACTTCAT